GCCAATTAAAACTGCAAAGGAAGCTCTGCGCATAGCTTACCTTTATACCGATTCGGCCGCTTTTTCTACTGACGCATTCGCGTCTTGGAACGATTGTCACCCTGATAACCATAAGGATGTCGGTGACGTTGCTGCTGCCCTATCTATGCTTTCGACTGCTCCCGAAAAGGTTAGGGCAGTCCTGCGTCGTAAGAGTTCAGAGCGGGCTCGTCGACGCAGCCGTGTCCCGGATGCCGTCCGTGACCTTGATGATGACTTGAATTTAGTTCGTAGTCATGTCAAGAGGGAAAAACGCCTTATTCTCGAGCAGTACGATGCAGCTTTAGCTGCTTATCGTGCAGCTGTTCGTCATCGTGATGAGCAGCTTCGGGCGTATACTGAGATAGATCAGTCTCTCGATGAGTGGAGCAAAATTAAGTCCGGTGAACTGGATCTAGAACAGCTGCGGAAATACCGCAGATTCTACCAGTCAAGTGCAGACCTTAAGGCTGTAATGACTGAAGACCAGTACATTCAAGCTGCAAAAATGAAAAAAGCTTTCCGTGATATGCAATTCAAAGTGGAGCCCTTTCGGGCTCGCCCGGTTGTTGGCAGATTTGTGGGTCTTGCCAGGCAACGTCTGGCACAGAATGCAGCGCATCCACAGGCGATTGGAGCGCAACGGATGGACGCGGACGAGGATTTTGGTGACGCTCAAGCTCTTGAAGAAGAGCTATTACGACAAAATCAAGCGCCTCAGTAAAGCTGAGGAGCTTAGTACAAAACCTTTACCGCCAGATTTGCCATCTCGATACGATATGTATGCCGTATTGAGGAATTTTTACAATCGTTTTTTTTACGATTTTAAGGGTTTGCGAGTCTTCGACGGTTATGTCCATATTTTGCGCAGTTTTCCGCTTAATGTTCGGCTTTCTGGTGGGCGTAGTGCTCTACAGGACCGTAACCATTTTGCGATCAATTCTATGCTCCACTTAGGTGGTAGTTTTTTGAATTATCTTAACTCAGCATTAACTGAAGTTAGGTTTGGTGCGTCAGTGGCAGATACCCTGGTGTACCTCACTCGTTTTAACCGCGATTACGGTATTTTACCTAGTCGCGGTTTGATTGACAGCGTGGAGATTCTCCGCTCTTTTGGTCTTGAGCCTGGGTCTATACCCAGGCTCACACTATCTTCGGTATTCACCGATAGATTACATAATGAAACCGCTAATCCGGGGCCATCGTATAGGTTCGTTGGTGGGATTTGGAAACTTGATTGTGCGCGTTTAGCGTTCATGACGGCTCGAAAGATCCTACGTCGTGTTTCAGAGCAACGACATGCGTCCTATCCTTACTTTGGGTTAGCGGGCCGAGCTAAGCTGACTAGTTATGAGAAAATCTACGATAATTTATCTGATGGTAAACCCGTAGGCCGTGCGGTATGGATGTCCGATACGCACGAGTCTCTCATAAGTGGTATGTTTTCTCATCCTTTGACTGATTACTTTTCTTGCAGTCACAGGAGGGTTTACTTAGGCTTTAACAAGTTCGGAACTTCTCCATCAGTCTTTAGGCGTCAGATGGAGAATTACGACTTTTGGATTAGTTGCGATTTTAGCAAGTTCGACTCTAGTATATCAAACGTTTTGATGTCTAAAGCGTTTGATGTCTTACGCGCCTTGTATTGCACAAGCGACAAGTATTGCTATGAGTGTCTTGTTTTAACGTATATCGAAAGTTATTTTAAGGAAACAATGATGGTTTTACCTAACGGTTCCATCATCCAGAAGAAGGGAGGATTACCTTCCGGTTCTGGTTTGACTTCCATAATTGGTTCTATCTGCAATTTTGTAGCTTTGGATCACGCATGTCGCCATATTACTGGCGGCGTCCTTGGAACCCATTATGACATCGCAGTGTGCGGTGATGACGCAGTTGTGGGCATTAAAAGTCAAATGCCTTCAAGACGCTTCCCAATTAGCGGCGACGCCTTTCTTCGAGAGTTGTCTAACGACTTAAGGAGCGAGTTTGGGATGGAATTAAGTCTCGATAAAACGACTGTCTGTCATTCTTTGACCGTTGGTATACGTGTCAAAGGAGTGCGTGCTGAAAGGTATCGGGGTATGCCTCTATCCACTATAGAGTGTATGTATGGAGGTATGCCAAGAAGTGCTTACACATTACCTTATGATGACGGCGGGTATGTTTCACAAGTCCGACGTTGGTACGATTTTTCTACGCATATGCCTAGATTATCGTATATTTTCAAGGGTAGGGTAAAGTTTTTATCTTACTATCTACGTGATGATGATCTTATGATCAGACCCACGTCCGAGGTTGTTAGTAGGTTGGTTAATCCTGAAGGTTCACGGGTTAAACTCAGCGATTATATTGCGTCCTTACGGAGCGCGATGACTGAGAACTACAACAACTTCG